ATTAACGCTTGACGGGCTTCTTCACGAACAACTTCTCTTGATTTTTTACCTTTATTTTCTGCAAACAAATAATCATTCAGGCTGTTAAGTGTTGTTCGTTCAGCCGTTTCGTCCAAGTTGCCTGTAGATTTTAAAGCTTTTAAAACATTATCTACCTCTTGCAAATTTTGGCGCGCAGCATTGTTCTGAGTGTTGAGTTGCTGAACCCTTAACGCTTCAAGCTGCTTAGAGAAAGCATCGGGCATCTCACCCTGAAAAGTTAACTTTTTAGTAGCAAGCTTAGAAGCTTTGGCCATATTTCTTTGTATGAAAGTTGGATCTTCTATGTCAGCTTTTACTCCAACATTAGATAAGATGCTGTCTGGATCTTTAATTGCCCTAGCAACATCACGCACCATCTTGGTTCCCGCCAAAGCGTCAGCCCCAGCACCAACACCTTTGCCAACACCTTTCAACACATATGGCGCACCAAGCAAGACGGCTGCGCCTTCACCCGCAACTTTCATTCTATTGCCTAACTCAGCGGCTGCTCGTTCAGCGCCAACCAAGTCAGACGTATCTGTCCTTTTGGTTGGGCCACCATCAAAGAAGTCACCAAGGGTTTCTACATCAGGGGTGGTAGCGGCTACGTCTGCCGCAGCAAACGCGGCCAACTCAGCAGGCTTGCCAAGCTTATATGCCCTTGCAACTTTTGAAGCGGCGGCTCCAGGCAAAGCAAACTGAGTAATGAACTTAGCAACTTCACCAACAGTAGTTGATGTTGTTGGTTTAAATTGGCCGTAGAAATCTCTAACCAATTGCGCTTGGCTTTCGCTTGAGTCGCTAAAGTAATCTGAGATTTCGGCAGGTAAAGACGTTATACCTTCAGCCGCTCCTATAATACCAGCGCCAATGCCTCTACCTATATCGCCAAGGGCTGATATATCTTCTTCACCTAGTTCTGCTCCACGTTCAACAAGTGGGTTTTCAACCGCCCATTGAATAGCTCTTCTCTCAGCGTATTCCCTGTCATCTGTACTAACCTCAACAGTTCTACCGCTTCCGTCAGGAACTCTGACCAGCATTAGTCAAGTCTCGCAGATGGCTCTTGCGCTGCCATTCCAAGTTCCTCCATCATAGCCGCGTCTGGTTGATACCCAGAGATTGCAATAATCTTTTTAATATGATCATCAGTACTTATACCAGGCTGATAGGTATCTTTAAACAAACTTATAAAGTCTGACCGAGCACTGTCTTTTGTTAACAACGAATCAATAATGGCTTGGTCGCTTACCTCTTCTGGATACATGCCTCTAAGAGTTTCAAAGTTTTTCATCAGCGCAGTCTTCTCACTGTCTTCAAGTTGATCAAGTTTTGCTTGGGTAAGTTCATACTCCATCTGGCCTTCAGCAACATCACTAAAGAAGTTGCGAGGCACAAAACCTTCTGATGGTTGTGCAGCCTTGGCTAATGCATATCGCATCTTGGGATCTTGAAGTTTAGCTAAAACATTTCCAGCTAAACCTGGCTTTCCACCAACGCCATCGGTGTTAAACAACAACTTCATGATGCCAGTTTTTTCTTCAACATCATCGCCACCATCACCACCATCGTCCATGGACCTACTGGATGTTTTTGTTAGGTCATCTAACATTGCTAGTTGTTCTTCTGATAACTCAAAATCTTTATCTGGATTTTCTCTAAAGCGTTCAAGCAGATTGGTCACGCCAAGTGCCTCAAGGCCAGCAGCGCCAAGTCCTGCTGCAACTGCTGTCCCGCCAAGTCCTTTAGCCGCCATTTTTCCTGCGCGCTTAAGCATCCCTGGACTAGGTTTGGCGGCAGAAGCAGCAGACGGAACAGCTAAATCTTCAGCAGTCATCCTTGGTGTTTTAGGTGGGGTGGGAGGCTTAGGCAATCCTAAGTCTTCTTCAGACATTTTTCGCCCTGAAGTCGATTTAGCTTGTGCAGCTTTAAACTGTTGAACCTTTTTAATTTGTTCATCTATTTTAGCATTACTGATCCCTTTGTAAGCTTTTCTCAGTGTGTTGGCTATCTTGATAGCACCAGCAGCAGGAAGGCCAACTCCACTTGCGCTTATCGATAATGTCAAAATATCTATGGGGTCTTCTGGATCAAAAAATATATTAGTTAAATCTCTAACATTAATTTCGTTTTCGTCATCTTTTGTTTGCTGAAGCCTTGAGTAAGCATCTGATGTGTAATCAGAAACATTTGAACCAACGCCTGAAGCGTAGTCATATGCGCTTGAAGCAATATCAGCGATGCCTGAACCAGCGTCTCTTGCAAGACCGCCAACTAAAGAGCCTTCACTAAGAAAGCCGCCATCCGCGTACCCACGGATAGGCGCAACGCCTGCCATGATGCCTGCGCCTTGACGCTGCTGTGGCGTTTGAAACATTGGTCTGTTCATAATCTCATCGTACATTACTGAACCCCTGTTCTGTCGCGCTTAACCTTTGAATAGTCTACACGGTAGTAGCCGTCATCGCCCATGGCTACAGCGCCTGGATCAACTTCCATTAACTCTTGAGCAATCACGCCTTCGGTCTGATCGTCAACGCCCATGGCCTTAGCGGTATCATTCCAATCCCATGTGTACCAACCCACGCCTGGCTCAACTTCATCTACCTTGACTACGTTTTCTTTTAGACGTATGTCAGATGGGAAGAACGATGCAACTGTGCCAGCTATATTAGCAACCTTAGAGAAAGTACTTGGCTTTTGATAAGTTGAGTTTTGATTAGACCCAACACTATAGCCACTGCTGTATGAAGGCATAAATGGTTGAGCGCCCTGCAGCATTTGCTGTCCACGCTGCAGCCTCATGAACGGCTCATCAGCCATTTGAGTACCAGCCTTATACTGAGCATCAAGTCCTGCTTGTTGAATGCCACGGCCTTGACCGCCCATTTGATTAAGTGTGTTTATCTGTGTGCCAAGCATTTCTTGTCCTTGGCGACCTAGACCTGCAATACCTTGAGCGCCTGCTCTTTGATTAGCACCAGTCATTTGGTAAGCGTTCATGGCATTGCCAAACTGCTGGTTGGTTAAACCACCCATGCCAGACGCTGCGCCCTGCATGCGATTCATTTGGTCGCCAAATACATTAGAGCCAAGCTGTTGTGCAGACTGAAATTGGCTACCTAAGTTTTGGCCAATGCCTGCGCGTTGGCCTGCTAAAGCGCCAATACCTTGCTGTGCTTGAAGGCCAAGAGCACCACCTTGTTGAGCCATTTGACCTGCATACTCGCCAGCAGACATGCCTAGTTGAGCAGCACGCTGTGCTAAATCACCACGAGCCTGCCCACCTTGTAGCCCCATCTGCCCACTTTGTTGAGCAAGCCTGCCCTGTAGTTCTTGAGTAGATATGCCCATTTGAGCAGCCTGTTGTGCAAGCTGCCCTTGGTTCATCTGACCCGTCATACCAAGCTGGCCACCTTCAAGCGCGCTACGTTGAGCAAGTTGCTCTGCAGACAAACCTAAGTTAGCTGCCTGCTGTGCTGCAGATATGCCTGTCTGAGCGCCTGCTTGACCCAGAGAGCCAGTCATTTGTGCAGCCTGCTGTCTACGTCCCTGAGCCTGCTCAAACGATTGTTGAGCCTGCTGTTGGGCTTGCTGGAAGCCTTGTGAGCGCAACTCTGCGCCGGTCTTAGCCTGCTGTTGTAATACGTTGCGGCCTATCTCGGCCTCTGCAATAGCACCGCGAGAGCCACCAAATGCACCAGATCTAACAGCTTGGTCACGAGCAGCAATCTTTTGCTTCTCACCCAAGCGTGCAATCTCTGCTTGTTGTGCGTCAATTACATCTCTATTGAATGGGTCCATGAAGCTGCTGGCAGATGATGGATCATACTGATCACCTGTACCTTGTAGCCCCGCTATGCCCTGCATTGCAGCAGCCTGGCCCATCTGACCGGCAGACCTAAGATCTTGGCCTGCCATTTGTGTTTGCATTCTGGCGCGTTGCGCTGCGTCCATTGCTCCTGCTTGTGCAGAACCTACTTGGCCACGGATTCCTGCAGCAGCATCTCTAATTTGTTGCTGCCCAAAAGCAGACTCTCTGCCTGCACCCATACCAGCTTGATTCATACCTTGCTGGGCTTGTGCAATTGCCCTGCTTATGTCATCTCCAGCAGAACCCATGCCTTGTTGACCAGAACGAGCCGCGCTCCCAACTTGGCCAGAAGCATCTCTCATGCCTTGCTGTGCCATTAACGCTTCTCGACTCATGCCTTGCTCTGCGCCACGGATGTCGCCAGCAGCACCCATCATCATGCGGCGTGCATCTTGGTCCATGAACTGTTGGCCCATGCTTGGGTCGTATCCACGAGTGCTTTGTTCGTATAAGGCACGGGCTTGAGGGTCTGCAAACAATCCAGCAGAGCCAGGGTCAAATGCCTGAGAGCCTTGACGGTACATGTCTTGAGCTTCAGCAAGTTGTGCGCCAAAACCGCCTAGACCACCCGCTAAGTTACGGGCTTGAATTTCTTGTGGTGAAAGACCTGCAACCTGTTGAATAGGAATGGGAATTTTCTGCCCGATCATTCCATATTCAGGATTAAAATAAGCATCAAGCATTTGCCTTGATGCCATCTCCATAGCTGGGTCAGAATAAGTTTGACTCGCTTGAGGCTGTACTGTTGGTACTGCTGTTTCTACTTCTTTTGTGGAAGAACTAAACACTGACATTATGAATTCCTCATCGCTTGTTCACCAGCTTTCTGCATGGCGTACATCATACGCGCACCCTTTTGTCTTTGCTCTTGCTTGCTGCCATTAGCGCCATCCATCTTGCCAATTCCGCGCAAGGCTTTAGCATTAACAACAAACTCACCATCACTAAGCATGGCTGGTATATCGTCTGATCGCTCTGTACCTGGACCTGATATTTGTCCGTTCATGCGGGGATATTCAACAGTGCCTCCATACGCATAGCCAAGCATAGAAAGGTCGCCCATTTGATTTAACGCTTCGGTTCCACCCTGCGGCCTATTTTTTACTACATCGGTTATGCCGCCGCCTATCTTCTTTAAGTCTGCACCAAGGCCGCTAGAGCCACTTGATCCACTCGTTTTTTTAATATAAGCAATCAACTCTTCACGAGTCATTTCTTCTACAGGCTTGTTGGATGCGCCAGCAGCAGACATGTTTTCGTTATAATTTTTCATGCCTTTTATAGCAATATCTTTAAGCCCACCTAAACCTTCTGCAGCAGCCCCACCAAGAGCAGTCGCGCCTCTCGCAAGAGCGCCTCCAGCAGCCGCCGCACCACTGCCTATCGCACTCATCAACCCGCCCAGAAACATACCTTGAGGTTGAAGTGATGAAATTCCACCAGCCGACATGTAGCCACCGTCAGCCATTCCTATGTTGCCTATGCCCTCGAATATGCCAATATCTCTTTGAAACTCCTCAAATGTTTCAAAAGGTTCTAGTCCTTCTGAAATACGGGCTTCATTTATGTCGGCTAAGAGTTCGTCAGCTTGAGTGGCGGGGTCGGTTGGTTCTGTTGAAGTTGTAGGTGCGGGAGCATTTGGGTTAGGAAGAACTTCTGGCTGCGTGCCTGGAGGAACAAAGCCTGCTGGAACTTGTGGCGCTTGAAGTGGGCCGCCAACATTTGGCGCTGCCCTTTCGTAGTTTGCGTATTGCGCTCCAGGCATGCGCTGATAATTCATCGAAGCAGCAAATGGATTCTGCATGCCAGGCGCTAAAAAACTAGCACTCTTTGCAAGTGCTGGGCTTATTTGCTGCAAAGGACTAGGAGCAAACCTTGTCATTGAGCCTGGTTGATTAAGAACTTCAGAGGTTCTTTGTTTTGACTGCGCTCTTAAGTCTTCTGTATTTGCTGCCATGTTAACACTTCCATCTGCGTCTAGCCTGACGCAATCTTGAGTTAGGATCTTTCGCTGCTTTAGGGAACTTCTTCATCTGGCCTGCAGATCTAGCACAAAAAGACTTTCTTCTCTTTGCCCTCTTGCCTGTTGGCTTATCTTCTGTTACCGCAGTCTTGAGTTTACTACCTGGATTAGCTTTGCGATAGGCTTTTACACCAGCTTCTGTCATGCCTGCGCCTGATTTAGTAGGCAGGTAGTTGGCAGACTTGCCGGTAGTGGTCTTTGGTATTGGCTTATCGCGCTTACGTTTAGCGGCTTTAGATCTGCCACCAACGATGCCACCATTCTTAAACTCTTCTGCGTATCGCTTAAACATCAGGAGTACCTTGTCTGCTTTCTACGGTCAGACATTACTGCGCCACAACCACGGTGGTTTCTTTTCTCAATCAACCCACCGTCACGGGCAAATGTTTTTACATTGGTTGGCTTGCCACCTACACCCTGCGTTTTTGCGCGCTTGCGCTTTACTGCACTGGTTCTTTCTGAGGCGGTCATCTGCTTTGCTTTAGATCGAGGCACGCACTTAGGGTACTTGCGCTTTGATCCCTTGGTACTTGAGCGTCCGCAAGCTTGGAACTTTCCTTTCTTTTTGGGCGCGCCTATATCAACCCAATCGCCTTTAGTGCCTTTTCCAAACCAATCTTGCAGGCTCATTTTATACCTGCAACTCTAGCGCGTTTAGCAACAAATCCACCGCCATTCATCTTGCGAGGCTTTGGACCCTTAAAGTCTTTTCTCTTTTTACCAGATGGATCTTTAATCTTACCTGCACAGATTTTACTGGCATACGCATTAGCGTACGCTGATGGATACACATCAAACTTTCGTTTAGCTGCAGCCTTTCCTCTTGCACATAATTTAGTCATTTACCAACACTCACTACTATTGAACCTTCGTTAATAACTTGAACATCTCCAACCTGTCCTGTAGCTCCAAGAGAATCAGATTCAGATTCTGTTTGCGTGCTTATGTTGGACCATTCATTGCCAGTATAAAGCTGTAAAGAAGATATGGAAGTGTTCCATATTATATCGCCAGCATTAAACTTTAACTTGTCCCGATCAGATCTATTGAACTGAGGAGTAGCGTCTGGATCAAAAGAATCTAAACTAATCTCTAACAGTCGAACAGCTTTGTTAAATGTATTGCTGTCTACATTCTGAGCCATAGGCGCAAATGGCAACCTGCCCTGTAGCAGCTTGCTCATAGCTACCTTCTACCATTTGGTTGAAGATCTAACCTAGTAGCGCCAATTCTAAAACCTACGCCCGTTCTTACGCCAACAGCGGCATCATCATCTGACTCAAAACGTACAGCCGCTTGCCTAGCTCTGGCGCGAGTATCTATTTTGGTTGTGGTGCTGGTAAAAGAAGACGTTTGATTTGTAGTTAAAGACTGCCCTGGGTAGTTTCTTGCCTGCAAGACAAAGTTAATTGTTTGAGTTGAGCCACTGTCACCAGTGAACTTAACGTCAGGTATAGCTCTTTTAATAAACTGAAACTCTTCGCCATCGCCAATATCAAAGTCTGCGCTTTGAACAAAAACATTGTCCATTGGTGCGCCGTCATTATCAAAACCAGTTTCATGCGAGTAAATATAATTATTTGCGCCATCATACCCTGCGGCTCTTGGGTAGGATACAACACCCTCATCAAGCCACGCGGTCCTAGACAGTTCACCAATAGACCATGTCTGATCGACATAATTATAAGTAACGTATTTATCAATGGTGGTGCTTGTGCCAGAGCAGTAAAACCAACCTACCTCATCAAACTGCTTATTTAAGAAACCAAAAACTTGAAAGGCTTGGTCTTCATTTAAATCATCAAATACATACGAATGAACAGAACAAGGCACGGGTTGTACCGCTCCTTGGTAGGAGTAAAATCCTTTCTTGTCCATCCAGTAAATTCCAGAGGGAGTGTTTACTGGAGCATTAGGGCCAATCATACTCACGCCTTCATTGATTAGCGTAAGCCCAAAGGTCAGTGGAGCGCCAATAAACTGTAAGCTGTATAAAGCAACGTCAGTCCACACTAATGTTTCCTGCCTTGCTCTTATTCCCCCAATAATTTGAGATCCAGCAGAACATCGCAGAGAACCAGCAGTGTTAGTTGAAGTCGGCTCCCATTCAGCAATATTTTCTTGATCTGAAAATGCAATAAGAAGCGGGTCTATAGCCCCCGTCCTTGCCGTAGCTGTGCTGTTGATTGGGTCTGAACCAAGAACAATAACGTGTCGATCAACATCTGAAACAAGAACCTGAAGGCCCAATGTTGGCGCTAAGTTAGCACCAGCTAGATCACTTAAGGCTACAGCGGGGTTCGTATAGTTTGTGTAATCCCAATAGTAAACGCCGCCTGCCCTAACGTTAGCAACTAAGTCTTCACCAAAGCTGTCCATTGACCATAGGCGTAATTGATTAATCACATTCAACGGGCTACTAGAACCAAACGGGCCAGAACCCCAAGCACTGGTTCCCCAGCCCGAACTAGGAACGTATACGTCCAGCCCTACACTTATTTGATAAGAGCCGTCTACTCCAGCGCCGCCATTGCCGGTGTCAGAAGAGTTCGCCGTAACCGTATTTCCTGCCGTGTCTTTAGCAGTAATTAAGTAGCTGTTGGTGTTAACAATAGAATCTACTACATACTCTTGGTTGAGGACTTCTGCCGTAATTAAACCGCCCAAAGATACTGCACCCGATATGGTAACGAAGTCTCCTTTCGCCGCGCCATTGGTAGAATCTGTAACCGTTAAAGCTGAAGAACCGTTTGTGGCTGCAAAGGTAATTGAGTTTGTTGATACTTTTCTTATAGGCGTTATATCGTCATAAGACGCGCTGGATTGAACGTATAGTTTTGTTCTGGTCCCTATACCAAGCAGTCTTTCATTATCAAGGGTAGTCCAAGATAACATCTTTCTTCCAGACCCATTGAACGAGTTGGTAAGATATTTAACCCAACCACCTATCTTTTCAGGAAAACCTTTGCGAAAACGCACTAAGTTGCCATCAAACCAACCACCTTCTGCAGTGTAGTCTGTGCCTTCTTTGTTGATCCCTGGATTAAATAGGTATTTCTGTAGAGGCATTACTGGTACTCACCTGTGCGAATCATTTCAGTAACTTCAACAGCGCGGTTGCCTACTTGCTGGCTCCACTTGCTGTCCATAAATTCATCAGCAGCAATGTCAAACTGCTCACGGGACATAGCCTCAAGCGCCTTAACAAAGCCACGCAAACGAGTCTGGCCCAGATTAAACGAAATATCAATTAAGGCATCTTGTCGTGCCTCGCTCATTGCGGGGAACCAAAAGTATGAATCCGTTAACTCTTCTCGCACGCGCTTGATGTCGTTGTTTAGCAGGTAGTCAATCTCATCATCAGACAGACCAAGACCAGACTCACTAATGTTTCTGCCCACAGCAATTGTTTCATACCCAGCCGAGCATATATAAGACTTAGACCGCACACCTTCGTGGCGTTTAAGCATACTAATTAAATCGCTCATTACTTCTCCCTAGCTACGGAGTTGACCTTCTCGTAGCTTCTCATTGCGCCCAAACCGAGCATTCCCATCATAACGGGAACGAGCAGTGTTGTATCTATTTCGGGTAGGTCTACCCAGATGCCAAGAATGTTGGCAATAATCGTATTGTAGAGTAAGCCCAGCGAACACACCCACCCGATACTCGGCCTCCACCCAGCAACAAACAACGACTTATGTGCAGCTTCGGTCTTGTTTACGTCTAGCTGACCCTTCATAAGCTCTTGAGCGTGTCGCTCAGACATCGTAGCAATCTCATGGGCCAAGGCGTTTTTCTGATCCTTGTCCTCGATGAACTTATCAAGTAGCCCTGTAACCGGCCCTACTAATGATGCGACGATACTCATAGTCTAGTCCCAAGTTTTCATGTTAGACCGTATCTTTTTAGGGATACAGTACGCACTAATGTTGTTCTGATTACGTCTTCGCTTATTCAAGGTCACTGCGCCAGATTCGACATAATAAGCAAACTGATTGCAACGAGTTACATCTCGAAAGTAAAACTCTTCTTTTAAAGGTTCGCCGTCTACGATGACAATTAGCAAAAAGGCCATAATCATCTGTTCATTAACCAAGCCAATAACCCGCCAACAGTGGCTGGAACCAGCACTAGAACAACCATAAAGACTAAAGCGTACTGTGTCATTTGCGCTCTAAACCGCCGCCTAGCAATTAC